GTTATAAAGATAGTTGTAATACTGCAGGTAAATTATGTTTTGACGATATTACACGTTTAGCTGTTCATAGTATGGTGCAGGATGGTGAATGTTTTATAAGAATTATCAGGGGTAAAAAATTTGGTAGATCTACAGTCCCACTAGCATTAGAAGTATTAGAAGCAGATATGTGTGATGAAGATTATACAGGCAAATCTACTAATAAAAACCAAGAGTGGAGAATGGGCGTATTAGTTAATGAATGGCAAAGACCTATTAAATATGCGTTTTTTAGTAGGCATCCTGGTGATACTATGTTTATTCAAAGTCCTACTTCTAAAGATACACACGTAATAGTAGATGCTAAAGATGTAATTCATTTATATAGAGTAGAAAGGCCAGGGCAAACTAGGGGTATTCCTTGGATGAGTAGCAGTTTAAATAGGATGCATCATATAGAAGGTTATGAAGAAGCAGAAGTTGTAAGGGCTAGGCTTGGTAGTTCATTAATGGCATTTATACAAAGTCCAGAAGGTGAACTAGCAGGCGATGAGGTTGTAGATGATGACAGGGTTTTTGATATGAGTCCAGGTGCTATTAGATATTTAGCACCAGGTGAAAGTGTAAATGTACCAACATTTGATGCACCTGATGGACAGTTTGAACCATTTCTACGTGCAATGTTAAGGGCTTTAGCTGCAGGTATAGGTTGCAGTTATGAAAGTATAAGTAGAGATTATTCACAAACTAATTATTCTAGTAGTCGTTTAAGTTTGCTCCAAGATCAAGAAGCATTTAAGGCTTTACAGTATCAATTAAGAGAAAACTTTTTATCTATTGTTTTTGATGAATGGTTAGAAGCTGCTGTACTATCTGGAACTTTACAACTGCCAACATATTTAGATGAACCTAATAAATACAAGATGGTTAAATGGTTGTTTAGAGGTTGGGGATGGGTAGACCCTATGAAGGAAGTGCAAAGTGCTAAAGAAGCTATAAGAGCAGGACTAAAAACACAGTCTCAATGTATAGCTGAAATGGGTGGTGATTTAGAAGAATTATTAATAGCTAGGAAGAATGAGATAGATTTGGCTAAAGAGTTGGGTTTAGAATTTGATACAGAAGTTAAGGCTAATACGCAAGAATCTAGTAATATAGAAACAACACCTAAAGAAAACTATGAAGAGTAAACGTGATTATGAAGAGAAATCATTACAGCGTGATTTTACTTTAGAAATAAAACAAGTTGAAAAGGAAGATAGAACTATTGAGTTTCCCTTTAGTTCAGAACTACCTGTTGAACGTTATTTTGGCAATGAAATACTTGAGCATACAAGAAAGGCAGCTAATCTAAAAAGGCTCAATGATGGGGCTCCCTTTCTTTGGAACCATTCCCCAGATCATGTTCTAGGAGTAGTCGAAAAAGCGTATATAGATGAAGGTAAGCGACGTGGCTACGCAAAAGTACGTTTTAGTGAAGAAGAATTTGCTGATAGTAAATTTAGGGATGTAAAAAATAAAATTCTACGTAATATTTCTTTTGGCTATGTTATTAATAAGGCTGAAGAAGTGGATAATTCTATTGTTGCTAGAGATTGGGAAGCATTTGAAGTTAGCTTAGTTTCAATTCCTGCAGATAATTCCATTGGCATATCACGTTCAATAAATAATAAAATTGAAGTAAATGATATGCAAAACAACAATAAAAAGGATAATATTATGGAAGAAGC